GAGCGCCTTGGGATAAATTACCAAAGTCTGGAATGAGACTGGTAATTTGATTGACGCCAGCATCAACTGCACCACCAACCAATGATTGGACAATGTCAGCCTTTCCGCCGCTAGACACAAACTGCCCAGCGCCTTTGGCGAGCACATTAGTTGCATCTGCACCAATAGAGCTAACAAGATCAGTAGATCCAGAGATACCACCAGCAACTTGTCCGCCAACGTATGTAAGCAAAGCGCCCTTGGCAATGTCTTCTACGCTCTTACCCATAGCGGCTTGGAGAGCGGCTACGCCTGCGGCTCCTCCAAAGTAGCCAGCGGCAAGAGTTGCCACTTTTCCAAGGATTGGGTCATCGCCAATCATGGTGACTATGTCGTTGGAAGACGCGCCAGTTGTGTAGAAAATAGGTTTTCCGCTGGCATCAAAGCTTGTGCGGAACGCTGTGTTGCCTTCGCCCGTAAATGTGCCAGACCAAGCGCTACCAGTTGATCGATCATAGTCACTGATCAGAGCTTCGCCAGTTACCTTGTTTCCAATGACTTTTTCAGTGCCAACTTTGGCGGTGTAAATAGTCTCAGCATTGCCTGATTCGCCACCACTGTAAACAGTTTCTGCCTTGACTAAGTTAGGATCAATCTTGTTGCCTTTTGCATCTGTGTAGCCAACAATCTTGCTGTCACCAATCGGGTTTCCTTCGTTGTCATAGCCAACGATAGTTTGCTCATATTGAGGAATAACCTGAGCGTCAACTTTCTTGTCAATCAGTGCAACTTGATTGATGTCAGTCACGCCAGAGGCAACCAAGTTTTTAGCCATGGCATCAGCGTTAGCCTCAGCAGATCCAAAGCCTTGACCAGTCCATTTAGACGTAGTGCCTTGAGCCAAGATCTGATCTTTGACTTTATTTACATCTGCGGCGTTGACGTTGTATGTTTGACCTGCAAGTTGTACTGCAACAGTTGCTGGCTTTGTTGTATCCGCGGCGGTTGTCAGCTCTGCTTTTTGTGCCGCAGTGAGAGCTGTTGATGCAGGAACGGTTGTCGCAACATTGTTGGTTGCTGGCGCTGTGACTTGATTTAACGCGCCAATTGTGGCGGTAGTGTTTGTCACTGGTGTTGTCGCTTGAGTCAAAGCACCAGTTGATGGTACGTATGTATCAGATGTATCCTCAAGCACAGCACCTTTACCGCTTGTAACAGCGGACAAGCCACTCACAGGCGCCTGAACAATTGGAGCTTGAACTACTGGTGGTGCGGTGTAGATGCTATATGCCTGCTGAATTGCAGGGGCGGCAACACCCAAGGCGCTCAAATAATCAACAGCTTGCTTTTGAACAGCGGCTGTGTCTCCACCAGCCAAGCCCGTGAACTCTTTGTATGCGGCGGCTATGTCTTCGGGAGAACTTGTGGCGGAGAGTCTTTCAAATAGTGGCATATCAGTTCACCGATGGGTTAACGGCGTTGACAAGGGCTGAAGCCCAATCTTGCCAGTCGTTGAAGATGAAGGGGCCGGGGATGCCCTCATTCGTAAACACATCAATAGCTTTCAAACCCGCCGCCCACTCTTTCCAATCCGTGTTTGCGTCTGGAATTGACAATTGTTGCGCGGCATACTGTTCGCACATGAGCGAAGCCCACGACTCGAAGGTGTGATACCTTGGATCGTAGACTGGGTTGGTGTTGAGTGTGGTTGCCATTAGTAAGGTCTCACGTCACCGAAGTCAGCGTCTAGGATGATCTTACCAACTTGGTAATTACCACCAGTCACATTAGACACAAACTTTAACCTCAACTCACGACGCTGTTCACGCATGTCTACCTTACCTGTCGTGGGTGTAAATGCGTACGCAGATGACGTTACGTCTTGAGACTGAGCAAATGGTCGTCCAGTCACGTACAGCTCCATATCACCACTTTGGATGAAGTCAGGTTCAACACGCTCTAAGCGTAGCCACTTGTTCTCACCAACAGGAGAAGGCTGGGACGGGCCCCCTGAGACCAGCCCTAAATCATTCGTCTCAAAGTAGGACTCAATCGCAACCGATAGAGCGCCACTGACCTTGTCAGTACCAATCTCGTTTTGGTACAAAGACACAAAGTTCATCAAAGTAGCAACCGTCAGAACAAACCCAGCACCACCTGCAATTGATGCAGACAGGGTGTTACCGACTGCGTAATTTTTACCATGCCCGTTGATCACAACAGAGGTCACAATGCCGCCAGCAACCGTAATATTTGCTGTAGCCAATGTACCAGCACCACCTGTAAGCGCTTGGTTGGTGTAGGTTCCGTTGGTGTAACCAGATCCACCGTTTGTAATGGTAGCGGTCAAAATACCACCTGAAGCGTTGATATTCCAATCAGCGGAAATTGGAAATGGAAAAACCTGAGAGAAGTAACCAGCAGAACGCTGGGCACCCAAGGCTTGATCTGCGTCGTACCAAGTGTTCTCACGCACGTTGTAGACAATTGCATCTGTGCACTCTGTAGCGCTACCACGAGGATAGAACCACCAAATCTCACCAAAACGAGGAACTTTTGAAACCCAAACCTTTTCGCGCTCAGCGTAGTTTAGGTTGTCAAAGAAGTAGTTCTGGTTCATGGTGTTAGGGATCTCTTTTACAACACCGTTGTAAAGCAAGAATCGATCAACACCACACCAATAATAAATACCGTCGTACTCAATCACTGACTGACCAGACAGAATAGAAGACTGAGAAGAGATCAAGTCATAGCGCCAGTACTGAGGAGGTGTACCAGCACCACCGATGTAGGACACGCGGATCAGTGAATCAAGGCTCCAAAACAGCCCAGAAGGCGCGTTTGAACCGCCTCGCACTGGTAGCCCTTGGACAATCTTTCCAGTGGCTACAGAGACCTCATTTGCGTCTGCTGAGACCCAATCTTGTACGTTACCAGCGCCTGAGTTTTTGATCAAGCCATTATTGCCATATACAAACACGTATGGGTGAAGGGTGACCACACCACCAGAGACTGAAATGTTATTGTTAAACGTGATCGTGGAAGCACCAGAAGTCGTCGCGGCATTAGAGATCACCACGTCCTGAATTTGACCCATGGTGAAGACCAAACCAGTTGTTGTTCCCGCTGTGGTGACGATTGCTCCACCACCAGAAGACGCTGACAATGTGAAGGTCGTTGCATAGTTGGTGGCGATGATGAAGTACGTCACGCCAGAAGTGATGCCTGTGGCGGTTCCAGTATTGGTTCCAGACACAGCTACTGTTTGACCAATGTACAAACCAGATGTTGAGGTGCAAGAACATTGACCAGCGATACCTGTAACAGCTACAGCGTTCAACACTGGTACTCGTAGGTTAGCAGAGACAACAGTCGTGCTTGATGGAATACCTGTTCCAGTGATTGTCTGACCAGCACCAATCAAAAGGCTTTGGGTAGACAAGTACATCGTTGTTGTGGAGTTCAAAAACACGGAGCTTGTAAACACGCCAAGAGCCGCCAACGATGTGCCAGTGATGTCGCCACCCAAAACGGGGGTGTTGATGTTGTTGTCGATGAGGGAGAGGTTACGACCGGGGTGCGCCAACAGCAAGTTATTCCCAGAACCACTCACGTCATAGAACGTGTCAAACTGCCACAAGTTGTCCGCGTTCGCCGTGAAGTTAGACAACGTCATGTCCGTAATACCAGAACCCGTTCCTGTACTGCTAATTGGGAGCAACTGCAAGCCACCAGAGTACCCACTAAACACGTTGTTAAAGTTCTGCTGTGGGTTGAGGTACATCCCGCGAGAGGGGCCTGCCAAGTCGTTCACAATCTCACGATACCCACCCATCTTGCGTGGTCGACCACGTTGAAAGCGAACCCAACGACCGTCGTTGTAGAACTCTTTGTCGAAGACGGTTCCATCGCGCTGGATCCCCGGCTTCGTGTCCAGAGCAAAAACCTTCTTGGTCATGTAAACGTGCCCCCAGCAATACCACCTGAGAACGTCCCTGTACCCGTCACAGAGACCCCAGTTGCGGACACATTGACTCGCTGAGTACCTAGCACCGAAATGCCAAAATTACCAGCAGAAGGGCGATAGACGCCCGTGCTAGTTTCACCAGCAAAGTTCAAAGAGGGTGTTCCTACCGTACCGTCGACCAAGCTAAGCGAGGAGGCGCCAGCCTGTGTGGTGTTGGCGTTGAGGAAGTTGGTTCCGTCGCAGATGAGGGTGGCTTGCTGACCCGGCGGGATGGTCGCCGTAAAGCCCAACCCCGTTGTCACCGTGAACGTAAACCCATTGTCTGTGACTTGGTTTGAGATGACGTACAAGTTCACCACAGCAGGGAACGTCACCGTTACGTTGCTGGTTAGGTTACCTACGTACTCCTGAATGTTGTTAGCCGCCTCGTTGTTGGTCAGCGTAACAGCCCCACCAGTCACGTTCTTTGTAAGCGCAGTAAAGGCAAATTGTGAGCTGACACCATAACCAATGGTTACATATCCAGTACCAGTACAAACAATAAATGCTGACTCAGTTGGGTTAAACGTCTTGGTTGAGTTGCCGTCAATCAGCTCAGCACCAGTACAGGAAACAATAAAGGATCCAGTTCCGTTGTTCTTAAACAGCGTGAACCAATTGTTGCCAAGGGTAGACGCGGCAGGAAGCGTTGCTGTTCCAGCCCCACTAGACCACACACGAGTCTGAGCTCGATCAGTTGCCGCAAAGGTTGTTCCGCTTGTGATCGCCGCGCTTGGATGGCTCTGATTGAGCGTAGCACCACTGGCAACCAAACCATATCCAGCTAAGGTAGCCGCATCAGCCGAGGATGTGCCTGTACCAAAAGCAATCACACCCCATGTACCTTGAGAGGTAGCGTTGGTGGTGATGTAGATGTACTTTGACTCGCCAGCGGCTACAGACACGATTGTGTTTACGCCTGTGTAGTCTTTAACCGTGAAGGTGTTGGATCCAATGTTGCGGATCAGCGCGTCATTACCTACTGAGGTTTGGTTGGCAGGAGGCATATACAGGCTCAAGCTACCAGCGGTAGCAGTTACCTGCATGATACGAGAGGCAAAGTCTGTGTTTGTCGTGCTGTTGCTGGGCCAGTTCAACTGCGTGTTGGCAGACAGCGTCACCGCACGGAAACTGACGTCCGTTGGCTGAATTACGTCACCAGTAAAGGGGCTTACGTAGCTCATGAGTCGTTCGCAATCGCTTGACGATCAGCCAGACGCAACTTGTCCTCAGCCATAAGCGTGTCCATGATCAGTTTGTATTGACCCTGCCACATAGGTATGCGCTCGTCATTTTTGAGGAACGGCATCGCCTGAAGCAAGGAACCATAAAGCAAAGCCTGTGGTGCGTAGATGGTGAACCAATTGGTTTGGTTAGAACTGTCCAAAGGCTGAACACGCTCATAGTACAAAACCTCAAAGGCATACGCTACGTCAGGGGTAGGAGCTATGAGCCAGTTGGAATAGTCGTAGTCAGCGTAATAGACAGGGGTGCCTGTGGCTGTGGGGGAGGGCCAGTACTCCCGCAGGTACTCATACCGACGATTAAGGACGGGCTGACGTGATCCACCCACCGTGATGTTCATCGACACCGTTTTGTGCCAACGAGCTGGTTTGGCAATCGTAGAAGCCCCAACCACCATGTTGCTGGTGTTGACAGTCAGGTTGCCCAAAAACTTGATCTGAGAGGCTATAACCTGCTCAGCAAGCATGATAAACAGGGGGATCTTGTCGATTGTGGCGGTGTCAGTACGCTCCAAATAAGATTGGATGTTTTCGACCAAGCTGTCATAGGTCATAACACTTGCAGTCGCCATGCGTTCACCTCTTAAATTCGTTGAGACATTTTAGTATGCCTTTTAACTTGTGACAAGGTTACTTGCTTGCCACACCCTTAGTCTTCTCAAAAGAACGCATACCAGCGATTCCGAGGATGCCCGAGAGGATGACCCAAAGCTGGTCAGCTTCAAGCACTGGAGGAGGATCCATACCCACAGGAACCCAACCCATAGCCTGCAAGTACTTCCAGCCCCACTGAAACAGCGGATAGAGCAGGAACTGGTAACCCATAGCCGCCACACCAATCCAGCCGATGGCAGGGCGCCAGCCGCTGACAAACACGCTAGAGGACGCCGCTTCGATCTTGTTGACCTCAATCTGGGCTAGGTCTGTAGCTTGGTCGATGCGCTTCTCTTCAAGATCAAGCTTTCGTTGCTCAATCTCCATCTCCATCTTTTCTTTGTCAGTGGTGATCAGGTCGCCTGCAACCTTGCCCACGGCTTCAATAATCGATCCAACGGCTAGTAAGCTCATGCTAGACCTTTCAATGTGCGGTTAATCCAGCCCTTAAGGAACTTGACCTGCACAGGGTTTTTGTTGCAGATTTCAACATAACGAGCTATTTTTGCCAGTGCATAAGACTCTTTGAACCGCTGTCCATCCGTGACTTGGTTAAGTTTTTCGATGGTTTTAGCACCAATACCACCGTCTGGCGTAGCGCCAACTACCAACTGAGCCAGTTTGACAGCCATGCCTAGCCCAGCATTTACTCCAAAATTAAAAATGGTGTTGGCTACATCTTGGTTGCCAATCTCATTTCCGCGCATCTTGTCCCAAAACTCAATTCGGTAGAACTCACGCACCATAGGCGTTAGGGAGCCGCCAAACTCTTTTTTGTCTACTAACGCCCAGCCTTGCCACTGTGGGTTCTTGTTACGGGCAATGCCAGCATACGTTGATCCTCCAGTGTCTCCAGCAACCTCGTGGAGGACGTAGCCCCCCTCGTCTTTAATCATTAGCTCAAAAGCTGGTTCAAACTGTGCCATTTTATTTAGCCATTTCAGTTGATGCTAGGTTGATGCGAGTTTTAACAGCGCCAAGGTCTTGGGGTTCTTTGGTAAACCCAACAGAGACATAGCCCTCAAACGCGCCCATTTCGGGAGGAATAGAGCCACGGCAGATGTAGTTCACGCCCTGTTTCTCTTCCCAGTCCGATGTTTTTCCAGAGGCAACCAGCTTGTCGCAATGCACCTCGCCATTCATCATGGCAATGACGGCGGCATTACGGGTAG